TAATTTGATGTAAGTTGTTGATAATCAGTTAGTTAGGTTAAAATTAGTGGCCCTTTGGCCGTCTTTCTGAGTGCATAGATAGTGGAAATTTCGTTAGCTACCAAATTTGAAGCTGGTTTTTAACATTTTTTAACATTTAGCCCCAAGATTAGTTAGTGTGAATTGGATGTGCGGGGGGTATTAAAGGAAGGCTCCCTCCCTGTATCCCTTTATTCATGGGGGTTACAGAAGGTTTCCCTTTTCACTTTCGGTGAGCGGGGCGGGGGCGGAACGGGGCGCAGAGCGGTGAGCGAATGCTCGGAGCGTGAGACGTGGCGCGGGATGCGGTGACGTGTAGACGTTGTTGGATGTGGGTACAGGTAGCGCCTATATCAAATCGCCAAAAAATCGGGAATGCATCGGGCAAAAGGTGACCCCCCTACCCAAAAACAAATCGGTTTCCGAGAGCGGGCTGGGCGCGTGAGATGTAGTATAACCCAAACAGTCTATACACCTGATATGATTTTGTACCTTTGTTACATGGGTGGATACACCATTACGTTGCAGAACCGTGTGAAGAACGGGCCTCTATTTGGGGTGTCTCGTTATGACTATGGGGAGTATGTTGAGTGGGGTATTTACTTAGGACTATTAAGTATTCACATAAGGTATTTTTAAGATGGACGGATTACGAATTAAGGACGGAAGATTGATCAATGACAGACCAACTTCAGAGTCAGGACTGGCTAAGTTATGCCGTGTCAAAAAAGAGTTGAAGCGCATGGAGAAGGTTTCAATTATTGCTGACGGGGTTCAAATGGGAGAAGCCCGCGAGCAACTTTTCAAGATGATTGGAAAATAAGTGTCGATTATCTGTCATGGCATGACGCTACTATGTCGACATTTAATGCACTGATTTTCTCTTAACTTATTGGTTCTTAATACTTTATCTTTTTTCTATGTCGAAATGTCGAAAAAGAAGTAAGAAAGAGAAAAGAAAAAAAAGTAAAAAGAGAAAGAATATATAAAAGAGAAGTAGGGATTTTAAATCGACATTTGACATGGGTTGAGTTGAAGCCATTGCTTGTTCCGTTGAGGGGTATTACCCACCCTGTTCAGTTGGATGCTTGCACAATGGTTTCGGACGTTGGGAAGATGGTTGACGTTCACTCTTCGTTTTTGGATGCGAACAGTGGTAACCGATTATTTCTTCCGTACTACGAGAGGTTGTTAAAGCTTTACTATATTTGCCTCGAACAGAATCTAATCTAATGACATCATTCACACCCAAAGACCTCGTATGGGATGACGAGGGTAGGCGTAAGCTTACGGAAGGCATCTCCAAACTATCCAAGGCTGTAAAGAGTACGTTGGGGCCGAGCGGCAACACTGTGCTAATTGAGAGTGAGCATCACACGCATGGCATAACTGTCACGAAGGACGGTGTGACTGTTGCCAAGTCGATTGACCTGATAGACCCAGTTGAGAACCTTGCGGTTCGCATGATGAAGGAGGCCGCTGAGAAGACGGCCAACCTTGCGGGTGATGGCACGACAACGGCCATTGTGTTGACTGAGGCGATTGTGATGAGTGTGCTTGAGCGCATATCAAAGAGCAATGAGCCAGTGAGCGCGATAGCTGTGACGCGAAGGCTTGATGAGATATGTGAGGGGCTTCTGTCGTTGATAGATGGCAGGGCCATACCAGTGACTGACGAGATGTTGTTTGACGTGGCGACAGTGTCAGCGAACAATGACCGTGAGCTGGGTAAGATAATATCTGACGTATACCGTGAGGTGGGTAAGGACGGGATAGTGACCGTTGAGCGGTCTGACACTCCTGAGACAACCACTGAGACGATAAAGGGCGTACGAGTTGACAGGGGGTATGCCTCACCGTTGTTTGTGAATGACCAGCGGAGAGACCAATGCATCATGGATGATGTGCGAGTATTGATATCGGACGCTGAGATATCGAACGTGCTTTCAATTGAGAAGATTCTGAAGCCGATAATCCAGCAACAACAGAAGCTCCTCATCATCGCCCCCTGCTCAGCCAATGTGGTGAACACATTAGCGGCCAACGTGATGAAGAACGGGTTGAGGGTGTGTACGATTGAGCCGCCTTCGTTCGGCTACCGCACCCATGAGCTGCTAAGTGACATTGCGTTGACGGTTGGTGGGACATACTTCTCTCAGAAGACGGGTGATGACCTGAGCATAATTGAGGAGGGTGACCTTGGCATAGCCAAGCGTGTTGTGGTGAGCAAGGACAATACGATAATCATGCGTGGTGATGACATTGACACATCAGGCATTGATGGGAGGATAGCTGAGCTGTGGGAGCAGCGTGACACGCTGACCAAGACGCATGAGCGTGACTTTGTGCTTGAGCGGATAGCATCGCTAAGCGGTGGCATAGGTGTGATATCGGTCGGTGGTCACACTGACCTTGAGCAGAAGGAGAAGTTTGACCGTGTTGATGACGCTGTGTGTGCTGTGAGAGCGGCCATCTCTGAGGGCATTGTTGCTGGAGGGGGTGTGACGCTAAACGGATTGAGCAGTGAGATTGACCCTGAGGGGAGTGCTGCTGATGAGATAGCGGCTGAGGCCATGATGGTAGCGTTGGGGAACCCGATGCGGCAGATACTGGTGAACTCAGGCATGACAGTGGATGAGGCTGACGGCCTGTCGAGTGACTTCAGTGCGACTGAGGGGATTGATGTGAAGACAGGTGAGTACGGTGACATGGTTCAGATGGGCGTGATAGACCCAGCGAAGGTGACCAAGACAGCACTGCGTAGTGCTGTGTCAGTCGCAAACACCATCCTGAGTACAAATGCAATTGTAACAATGGCGAGGAGCTATGAATCAAAAGAGCAGTAAAATGGAAAAGACACTGAACAACACGACTGAAAATCAAGCAAAAGACCAAGTTAGCGACTTGGAGGTTTGGGGCGATGGTGATAAGTGGAGGTTAATATCCAAAGCATCATCAAAGAGAGAGCGTTGGATGAAATCAACAAAAGCCCTTGAGATAGATGGATATGGATGTTTAGTTCAGGTATCGACACAGCAGGGAGATAATGTGGCTGAGGCTATAACTTTCGTGCCTAACTTGCAGATATACGAAAAAAAGGTAGGCGGAGTGGTCGTAGACAGGTACTTAGATGTTGATGAGTCGGTAGAGCAGTTTTCAAAGGTCAGATATGACGCTAAGTAAGAGAGATACAAACCTACAAGTAGCCTTAGATAAGTTGGATATTACCATAGATGAGCTATGGGAGATGACTAACAGTGGCGATGTGTTGGATGTTGATTTTCCAAGCGTGGTTAGAAAAAAATCTAAGGTTCATGGATACGGGATGTTTGCTACGCAAGATATTGCGGGGGGAGATGTTATTGGAGCGGCTCTTGTTGACGGAACGTATAAGACATATCTTGGTAGATATGTTAACCATGCGAACAATCCTAATGTTAAGTTCCTATACCATGACGCACAGAATGCTGTTGCTATGGCCGTTAAAGATGTGGCAGAAGGCGAAGAACTTTTTGTAGATTACCCATCACATATGTTGAGTCCTGAATTATTATGACGCTAAGTAAGAGAGACAAGGTGGTTGAGCTGGTTGGCCTGATTGGTGAGGACGCACTGTTTGCTGATGGCTTTGACGATGCGATAGTAGGCGTTGAGCTTTATGACAAGCCGAGGGTTGTGTACGACCAAAACAAAATGATTGACATACTGATGGCTGAGCATAAGATGAATGATATGGAGGCTCAAGAGTTCTTTGACTTCAACATTGCTGGGAGCTATGTAGGGCAGCAAACACCGATATACATTCAGAAAGCATGAGACCAGTAAATAAATACATTGTTATATCTCCGATAAAGGAGGAGATGAAGACAGACTCAGGTCTGTTGTTGTCGCGTGATGACGCTGACGACTTCAGGTATCAGAAGGCCGCTGTGGTCAAGGAGGGTACTGAGGTGAAGTGTGTCAGTGAGGGTGATGTGATATACTACGACAAGAGCGCAGGCTACTCGATGTTCATTGAGGACAAGCCCTACACTATCATTCTTGAGAGGGACGTTGTTGTTGTCGTTTAGACATCCTGTCCTTACGCAGCTCCTCGTTCATCTTAACGATTGCCTGACGGTACATATTGTCGGTGAACTTGGAGTTGACGTTAAACATCCTGCTGTTGTGCATTGAGATGTCATCGCCCTGTAGTTTCTTGTAGACCGTATTGACAACGTGCTTGCCCTTGTGTGAGATGTTGTAGAGGGTCTTTTTGTTGCCTTGCCTCTTCCTCCACACGACAATCCATCCATCTCGGAGCATACGGTCAAACCTGTTCTTGTCCCACGAGAGGACTTTGTCAAACTCTTTGAACTTGTCTTTGTTGAAGTAGGGTTCTGTCTTGAGGAAGAAAAGTATATCAAGCTCTGCTTCAGTCAGGCCGTATGTAGCCTTGACCCAGTAGCGGATGACCCGCCAGTATTTCATGTAGTCAGGAGAGGACATTTAATTTGATTATCTTTGTACAAAGATAAAACTCATCGCTATGAAAAAGCAAGGATACAACGCACGACTCGATGAGTCATTGGGAGCAAGACACGGTAAGAAGAGTCAATCTCTTAAAGACAGAAGAGACGAGAGCA